GTGTTTCTGAATCTACAGCTATTTGTGTGTATGCACCAGAACTACCAGGTGCAGGTGAACTACCTGTGTTGGTTACACCAGTTGTATATTCAGTGTTTTTTGCTGAATCTAAATAAAATCTAAGTGGATGGCCTGAGTTACTACTATCACTTTGATCAAATCTGTAATAATATTTTTCTCCTGTATCTACACCAGAAAATCTAATAGCAGGTGATTCCAAACCATTTAAGTAATAACCAAGACTAGATCCATCTCCGTAGTAAGGATGTAATATTGTTTTACTATCTACCGTTACAGTTATAATCTGTGGTGCAGTTGAATTACCAAAGTCAACTGAAGGGAATGGCAGACCCTCTTTTGATGCCGGTAAAGTACAAAAAACATCCTTAGTTCCAGCGCTGAAACTAACTTTGTTATCACTATTAGAACTTGATATAACTCTGTCTCTAGACAAAGTGTCAGGTGAAGCATCCGTTACGGTGCCCATACCTATTTCAAATTCAGTAGTGGTCCTTCCTACTATTGCGTAAAAAGTTCTGTTAGTAGTACCTATACCAGCTACAAAACTTTCAAATCCACCAGTTGCACCAGCCAGGTCTAATGTACCTGTACCAGTCGTAGTAGTGGTTTCTTTTACGCGATCGTGTAAAATTAAAGCCATGTTACTCCTACGCTAATCTTAATATAGCGTTAGATGCGTCAGCTGTAGGGAATTGAATTGTAAACGTGCCGTTAGTGCATGTTTTATCCCCACCGAAATTCAACACAAGAACAGATTTGTTACTCTCTGAACTATTATAGATCAAAGCGCCATGTGCTGTTATTGTTGCTGAAGTCCAAGACGTATCTGCGAAATCACATACTGCAGTTGTTCCATCTGCTACTGGTGTTACACTTGTAAGAGTATTACCTCCACCAGTGTATCCTGTACCTGAATACTCGTTAGTTGCTGTACCATCTGCGTAAGTAGCTGTAGAAGCACTTAAGTTAGATGAGTTAGTGTACAATGCAATTTTAAAAGTATCACCGGATGATGCAGTGAAATTATGCGTGCCTGTAAGAACTTGTGTTTTAAAACTGGTTGTTACAGTTGATGATGATATTGCCATTTTATTGTCCTCCTGTCATTGGTTTACTATAACCAGGTAGAATAGAAGGTCTAGGTACACGGATAACACCGTTAGCCCATTCGTCTCTTCTACCTCTACCCATTTGTTGAGCTGCAACCTCTTGAATAGCTGATTCGTAAGATTGCGTATAAATTTGCAGCATTTCCGCTGGACCTTTCAAGAACTTGAAAGCTTCTACAAGGCAGCCGTACAGCATAAGTGTAGGTGCGTTGTCTCCTAACCAAGTATTACTATTTGTAGCTGACAATCTGTCAGGTAGTTTTATAAAACCTACCTCTACTTTAAATGCAAGACTTGGTGTTGGTACTACGTATATAGTATTATAATCCCATTTACAATAATACTTTGGTGTTCCTGTAACTGTTCTATCTGGATGAAATTCGTCCATAAATGTTACATCTTTTTGTTGTAAATATGTTCTTTCTTCTGCACCAGAAGGTGGATATATCATAACACTTCTAATAACAGAATATTGTGTAGGAACAGTAGCTGCTCCACCAGGTAAAGTTATAAATCCGTTACCAGCTGTAAAATTAGAAAATTGATAAGATCTAAATACTGGTAGATCTAATTCTTTTAATATCCTGTTTTCTGTATGTTCTATAAAATCGTTTATAATTGTGTCACTTAAAACACTAGAGTCTGTTTCTGTATAATCTCTTATTTGTTGTTTTAGTTCTGTATATGTTGTCATGCTGATAATGTGACAGGTCCTGCAGACGCTTGTCCTCCTCCTGAAATAACTGTTGTGCTTGCAAAAACTCCTGCACCAAAATTATAAAAATTGTCATCAACCACTGTAATAGTTTTACCTACATCAGCATTTATCGTGCTAGCTAAATGACCTGTGGCATCTCTAAATCTTACAGTATCACCAGTGGTTCTACCATGACCAGGTTCAAAAACTTTTATCAAACTACTACCAGCTTCGTGTGTAAAAGGATTTAATCCCAGTAATCTTTCTGTTGCTGGTTCTACTCTTGCAACTCTTGCATGTTCTAACGCTTGAGGATCTGGTGAATGCTCATGTGGCATTAACTGCGGTGCTTTTGGTTCATACTCACTTGTATGAACACGCATACCATTCCATTCTATTACCATCTCAGTATATGGATATTCTAATCCACTACGATCTGATATAAATTTCGCGTACTTTCCTTTAGCGTATGCCATTCATTAACTCCAGGTGTATTTGCCACCTTTTGTAGCTGCTCCCATTCCTAAAGCAGTTCCGGTTTCTTGTCCTTTAGAAATAGAAATTTCCTCAGCTTTACCTTTTGCAGGTGCAATACCTTTTGTAGTTATTGCTCCAGCTTCTATAGCTTTAGGTATCTCTACTTGACCTCTACCGTACTTTCCTCCACCTTTACTGCCTTTTCTTGTATTAGCAGTTTGTGAATTATATCTTGGGTTACTCATTAGTCCTCCTTTTTACAAACACAATTGCCACAATCACATCTATCAATAGTGCATGAACCATCCACTATACAATGACATGTATGACCACATGTTTCACATTTTGGCATATTACCTCCTATGGTATATACGCTTGCGCTGGTTTAATTCTAAACGAGACTCTTTCTCGGTTAGCATCAGCGGTCCTGTCAAATTCTTCATCATAAACCGCTTTGAGTCCTGCAGACATCTGCGGTGCTCTTTTTATTGAAACATAATAAGCTAATCCTGAAACTAAACAAGGGAGAAAATAAAAAGGCACATCTGCTTCATTTGTATATGCACCTGCATCTTGTATTCTGTTTAAGAAAAAATACTTAAAAATGTATGCTTTATCCGGGGAAGGATACAAAAACAAAGTCATAGGAAATTCAGGTCTTCCGCTATTACTAGAACCATTGGTTGTAACTTGACCATTTATAACACAAAATTGTGTGGGTCTAGCATCACCAGATGATTCTTCCTGTTTTTTAGTTAAATTCATGTATTCAGTTCTAGATATTTTTGTAATAGAAACATCTGTAGTATTTTCATCGCCTTCAAAATTAGCAGTTGCACCAGCTGTTGTTGTAACTGTAGCATCAATAATATCAATTAGGTTTTGATTTAATTGGTAAAAATTTGTCCCAGGTGTCATAACCTGAGTTGCGTAATCTATGGTCCATAAATTAAGACCACGATTAGCCCAATCAGAAAACATAAGATTCATAGATCTTCTAGCTGATTTTAAATCGTATCCGCTACGTACCTCAAGACCACATCTTTCGTACGCTTCTTCTATTATCTCCTCTATTGAGAGATTAAATGTTCTAGTGCCTGAGTAAGCCATTAAGACTCCTAAGTATAATCTTTAATTAGTTCTAGTACTAGAGTTGCTGTATCGTCGTTTGTTACCGAAGAAAAGTTAACTTTTATACTGCCAGTAAA